ACCTTTCGAATATTAATTTATTAACTAATGAGTTAAAACTCAAAAGCAAACTTTAAAACAAATGAAAAATTCAGTTGAATTAAAGCAAGAAAGAGCAGGTTTCATCACAGAAGCTAACGAAATGCTTGAACTTTGCAAAAACGAAACTCGTGACTTTACTGCTGAAGAGCAAGTATCTTACGATGGTAAAATGTCTAAAATAGACGAACTAAAAAAATCTATCGAAATGATCGAAAGACAAGAAAAATTAAACGCTGAGATTGCTTCTAAAGTAGTAGCACCAGTATCGAATGAGCCAAAAGAAGTGAGAGATTTCTCTTTCTTTAAGGCAGTAAATGATTTCACTAACGGAAAGTTAGACGGAATAGAACGTGAAATGCACGAAGAAGCTGTAAACGAAGCTCGTTCAGCAGGTCGTTCAATCAACGGTTTAGGTATTCCTTCTTTTATGTTAGAATCTCGTGCTAATGTAACTCAAGCAGGTTCAGCTATCGCTCCTACAAACGTATTAGGATTTGCTGATGCAATGAGAGAAGCATCTGTATTTGACAAAGTAGGTGCAAACATCTTAACAGGTTTAAGTGCTAACACTACAATTCCTGTAGCTGGAGCTTCTTCTGTTGAGTGGGAAGGTGAGGTTGACGCAGCAGCAGATGGTGGCGCACAATTCGGTAAAGTTGAATTGACTCCAACTCGTTTAGCTTCTTACGTAAATATCTCTAAGCAATTATTGCTACAAAACGGAGCAGCAGCAGAACAAGCTATCATTCGTGACTTAGGTCGTGCAACAGCACAAAAAATGGATGCAGCTATCTTCTCTACGGCAGGTGTGTCAGGAGCTCCTGATTCTTTAGGTGAATTAGCAACAAGCACATTTACTGAGTCAGCTTTCTCTAACTTAGCTTCTATTATGTTAGACTTTGTTTCAGCAGAGCAAACTTTAGCAGAAGCAGGTGGTCTTGAAGGAAACTTAGCTTATGTAGCTTCTCCTAACTTAATGGCTCAACTTAAGCAATCAGCTCAAGTAGCAGCAGTAAACGTAGGTATGCAAGGTGCTTTAGTTAACGGTTACCCTACTTACTTCACTAATGGTTGTACTAAAGTAGCAGGTACATCAGGTGACTTCTTCTTCGGTGACTTCTCTAAATTATATATGGGAATGTTCGGTGGACTAGACATTATGGTAGATCCTTATTCAGTAGCTGTAAACGGTCAAACTAGATTGGTACTTAACCAATATATGGACTGGGGTGTTTCTGATGGAGCAGGATTTGTTAAAGCAACTTCTGTGTTAGCTTAATAAATAGTTTTTAATTAAAGGGAGTCCTTCGGGGCTTCCCTTTTTTAACCTTTTTCACTTTTAATCTATGTACTTAGACCCAAACGATAACAAACAAGGCGATTTAGTTTTAGTAAACGACCCTTCTACAAAGGTGGTTGAAGTTGCTGATATTAAGGCTCAGTTACGTATTGACACAAACGATGAAAACGATTTGTTGGGTTACTATATAGATGCTGCAACTGATATGGCTGAGAACTATTGTAATCGCCACTTCATAACACACCAATACAAACTTTACTTTAACGAGCAAGTAAATAAGGCTTCGTTAATATTTCCTAATTGCACTTTACATACTAACGCTGACCCTGTAGAGAAACCTATTAATTGGGTAGATGAGAATGGAGCTGCTCAAAGCTCAGATAAGGCGTATATAGACGCTTTCTCTAACCCTTCCTTAGTTTACCTTAGTTCGGACTTTCCAGGCACTACGCTTAAGGATAATGCGGCTAATACGTTTTACTTTTGGTTCAACACAGGATATGGTTCGGCTAGTGCAGATGTACCTGAAGCGATTAAACAAGCTATCAAGTTAATTGTAGCTGATATGTATTACTTCAGAGAAGATAGAAAGCGTCAGTTTCCTATGGCTTCTCAAATATTATTACAACCTTATAAGTGTTATCACTAGATGGCGTTTATAAGTCAAATAAAAGCAGGTGACTTTAATGTTCGTGTGAAATTAAAATCGCTTTCAGCTACACAAGATGATTTCGGTGGAGTGTCTAACGCTTACACACTCGAACATACTATGTGGGCTAATAAAAATGTTAAATCTCTTCGTGATGTCGAGGAGAAGTTCCAAGGTAATGAACTACAATCTTACTCTAGGTTTGTGTACACAATCCGATATTCTTCGGAAACAAGAAACATAAAATCTAATTGGGTTTTAGAAGAAGTTGATTCGGGCAACAATTTAGATATTATTGGGTATGTAATTGACCCAAGAAAAGAATTTATAGAGATATTCGTAAGCGAGGATTTACCAACTGAATCACCTGTATAGATGGGATTGTTTGGTAAAAAAAGTTTTGACAAATTAGATGAAAAAAATCTAATACAAGTTAAGGGCATTAAGGATGTCAGAAAATCTCTAAAGCAATTAGGCGAAACTGAGAAGAGTTCTCGTAGTATAATAAACAAAGCTCTAAGACCTGCTGCAAAGAAAGCAGTAAAGGCTCTTAAAATGAAATATAAACACAGGACTAAAAACAAAGTTCCTGGACAAAGATACGACCCAAGCACTAAAACGCAGAAAGTCGGTAAGTCTATAGCAGATTCGATTGGTATTATAACGCCTAAAAGGTCAAGAAATCCAGGGCTATTTGTTGGTACTAGAATGAAAAATTTAAACCCAACATTTGTCAAAGGTAAAAGAAGTAATAATTTACCTGCGATGTTGCTTAATGGTACAAAGAATAGAAAGCATAAAAGTGGTAAATCAACAGGAAGAATACAAAATCAACCTAATTACTACAAAGAAGTTATAGATCAAAAAGGTGAAGATATTTCAGCAACAGCCGAAAGAGATATGATGAAGATGCTAGATAGAATGATAAAAAAAGCAGGATTCAAATAGACGTATGTTTCAAGATATAGGAAAAGAAATAATAACAAGACTCAACGCTACATCAGCTTTCACAACAGCTAATGGTGGTAGTAATAGAGTCTTTCCTGTGATTATACCGCAAGGTGTAACATATCCTTCGACCACGTTCGAGATAACCAACGTAAGCAACTTTATGAGTAAAGGCAGCTCGTTGAACTCTTGTGACGTATCGATTCGGATAGCTTGTTTCGCTGACGTTTATTTAACAACATATAGTCAAGCTAAGGCAGTAGTAGAAGCCTTAGATTTGTACGAGGTGGACTACACCGAAGATGGTGTGACTTATACCGCTAAGTTTAGGTTTGAAACCCTAGATGATGAGTATTTTAAGTCACCTGAAAAGTTCTACAAAAACGTAATATTTAATTGTTTAATAATCAAAAACTAAATAAAAATGGCAATTTTAAACGCAACAGATTGTGTGCTTTCAGTAACCACAGGTGGTTCTTTACAAGCAGTAGCTCACTCTACTTCAGCATCAATTTCAATGAATATGGATCTTAGAGATTCTACAACTAAATCTTCAGGTGGTTATCAAGAAAACCTAGGAGGTTTACGTTCTTGGGAATTAAGCGGAGATGCTTTTGTTGAGATTGGTTCTATTACAGGAGCAGATATAGAAGAATTATGGGTTACTTGGGAAGCTAGACTTCCAGTAGCAGTAAAGTTTGGTGCTTCAGGTATGGAATACACAGGTGACGCTCTAATAACTTCTATTTCAATAGACGCAGGTGTAGAAGAAAACGCAACTTATTCTATTTCTCTTACAGGTACAGGGCAGTTAGATAAATCATAGTATTAACTTTTAAATCCATTAATTATGGCAATCAAAAACGCATCGGATTTATTAGTTTACAAAAAGTCGCCTGCTAACGTAGCTCAGGTAACTAGAGTTAGAGTTATAGAAGCTACACCTTTAGATGCTGTTGGTACTATTAAAGTTTTGAATACAACAGATGGTTCAGGTAATAACGTAGCTGAATTGTCACCTGATTTAAATATAACAGGCAATACAGGTGGAACTTTATTGAATTTACTTAGTAACAGGCTTGTTGCTAATGGTTACTCTTCTCAACCAACACAAACTGATGGCGATTATAAGTATAAAGATTTTACTAACACTTTTGCAGGTGACGTAAACACTTTTAGTCTAGCGGATGGTACAGCAGAAATAGAGGATGGTGCTATAGAAGTTATTGTAATTACTTCAGGTGAAACACTAAATGGACAAGAGCCTATCGCACATAGTACATCAGCTTCAATATCGTTCAACAACGATTTGAGAGATATTACCTCTAAAGATAGCGGTGGTTATCAAGAGAACGCAGGTGGTTTAAGGTCGTTTGAATTATCATCTGACGCACTACAAGACATTAACGCTGACTTAGATTTTAAAGAGTTCTACGATGATGTTCACGAACGTAATGAAGTGATAGTAAGATTTGCAGAACGTGATTCAGGTGTTAAGTGGGAAGGAAACGGTTTTATATCAAGTCTTTCTATGGATGCAGGGGTCGAAGAAAATGTGACTTACTCTGTGACTATAACAGGTACTGGGGTAGTAACAAAAGGTACATACTAATAAATAAACACAAATAAAAATGAAAAAGGTAGAATTAGGCGGTCAGGAGCGACCAATCAGATTTAGTTATTTATGCTTAAAAGAAATCTGCAAAAAGTTAGGTTTAAAGCTA